ACAAAGTCTTTTTTAAGACTTAGAAAATCCTCGAATCCCCTTCCGGTTTCTTTTTTGTATTTCATATAAGCAGCAACATCTTCAGGTAAAGCCTCAGCTTCCTGTCTCTCTGTCATCAACTCATCAAATGAATTGATTTGCTTATTATATCTTTTTCCAATATACGAAAGAACTTGGTCATCATCTAACTCAGGAGCTTTGTACTCCTCTTTTTCAACAATAACATTTTCAATAACTTCTTCAACAACTTTTACTTCGGGAATCTCTTGACCCGGAAGTCTAACATTTTCAAATTGCTGTTCGTGTTTCTCAAGTAATTCTTGTTCAACTTGAGCGGTACCTTTTTCTTCTATACCATCTAATACTCTAACTTTTAATTCCATTTGATTTGATTTAATTTTTTACAAATTTATATAAAATTTTTGACATTATTAACGAGGCTCAAATTCAGCTAAATCAAACCCATCTAAACTGTCCTCATTAGACTCAAAATTTAATGGAGGAAGATTGTTTTTACGTTGGTCTATCAGCTTTGATTGCTCTGTATTTTGTTGGCTAATACGCTTAGCCTTAGCTACTTCTCTATCTTCTTCACGCTTACTCAATGTACCCATCTCCATTCCGTGAAGCCTTTCATTATACATAAATTCCTCTGCCATTAAATGTGATTTTAATTCAGCTTGAACCTGCATAATCTTAATATCATACTCAGCTTCCATTTGTTTTAACTGCATTTTCGTCTGCAATTCAGCTTGCATTTTCTGTATAGCTGCTTGTCCTGCCATCTGTTGAGACTGTAATTGTTGTTGAGCTTGCATAGCTTGTTTCTGCATCGCCATCTGCTCCTCACGGTCCTGCTTCTTAACTCGCTTCATCTTAAGCAACTGATTAGCAAGTTTAAGATTTTTAATCTCACGAATATCAATTGCATCTTCAAGATTAATATCTCCTTTAGATAATGCCATATTGATATTAGCTTCAAGCTGAGCTTTTTGTTCTTCATCAGGTGCAACTTCTATAAATATACCGAAGTCATAAATATAAAGGTCTGCTATATCATTTAAAATAGATACATTGTATTTACCTATTTGATTAATGAACTCATCTTTAAAATCAGAATACTCTAAAATATCTCCAATTCTATAAGTCAATGCTTCAGCCATTGAACGATAAATATATAAACCACCTTCAAGTATATGACGAGTAGCTGTATTTGAATTTAAAGCTGCTAATTTCTGCAAACCAACTAATGAATTAGGGTCAGGTGTTGAACCATCTCTTGCTTCATTAAGTCCTGTTACAGTTCTAATCATATCCATATAGTGATTATAATTAGCTATAAGCATTTGTGTCTTACCCGTTCCTGCATTAGAACTTAATTGAGTAATTGGTATTTTAGCATTATTAAAATCTCCATCTCCTGTAAAACTTCTACCAATAACAGAACCTGTTTGGAAGTATAGCCTTAAAGCATCTTCAGGATTATATGCAGCTCCATTACCTAAATCAACTTCATTAAGTCCATCGGCATCAATAAATACACCATCAGGCACAACACGATTAATTACTTGTTGTAATTTTAAATGTGTGATTTGAATAAGGTCAGCAAATGGTATCATTCTACGAACTGTAGATTCAATAGCTCCTTTGTACATACGTGGTGCTGATGCAATATAATTTGGTAATGCGTGTTGAGATGCTGATTTTGGTCTAACCATATTCTCAGACAATCTCCATTGTAAAAGTATATTAGTTCCCATAACCATAATTCCTTCATACCAAACATCAATAGTCTTTTCAATCTTTTCAAAATTACCCTCTTCCATCATTTCACTTGGAGGATTGAAAGTATCATCTTTTGCTATTAATCGAGAACCACCGTTCTCAAGAATTTTTTTCTTATAAACTATTTTCTTAGTAGTCTTGTAGTTAAAATACATTAACGTACAAGTATCTCTTGAGAATACACTGTTCTCATAAAATTGAGCTACATTAAAATAATCATACCAACCTTGACTGTATTGAGTGATTTCTTGTAAATCTTCGTTTGTAAGATTTTGGTCAATTTTCATTAACTCTGTAATTGCCATAGTTTTAATCTCTCCCCAATAGAAACAATCTCTAAAATAAGGGTCTTCAGTATAACTATATACTACATTTGCAGGGTCAACATAAGAAATCTTAACTCCTGTTCCTTGAAGAAACTCGTGCTTTGCTATAGATATGCCAAGTACGGTAGCATCGTAATCAAGTCTTTTACGAATATCATCATAATGATTTTCATCAAATACTGTATTAATAGCAGTTTCTTCTGCAATTTCTATCGCAGGTTTGTAATTAAGCTGCATATATAAAGATAATTCTTCATCTGTCTCAGGAAGTTTATCAGGGTCCATTGTAAAAGCATTAACTCCTGACTTTTCTTTTATGATTTGCAATTCAGGTTTTGCAAGCATCTGACCTTCAATCGAATCTTGATACTTGCTTCTTTTAGATTGAGACATAGCATCTTGTGCATATACCTTAACTTTAAATAATCTATCAGACATTCCGTTAACAACGATGTCAACGAACTTAGGAATGATTGGCACAGGAGTCCAATCTAAATTTAGATAGGATAAATCTCCATCAATAGCCAATTCATTTTTATATTTACCAACTGATTGCTCTCCCCTTGCATAAAGTCTAAGTCTGTGGAACTCTCTCCATTGACCATAATATCTGCAATTATTTCCATCCTTTCTAAACCACTCATACTGAATAGCTTGACCAACTTGTAGCCCAAATTGTTGAGATGCTTTTTCCGAATCAGTTGCTAACTGACTTGGAAAGGCTGACGATGTAATATCTATTGTTACGTTTTTCATTTAATTAATTGACTTGTTGAACCTTCATTAGAATACCTTGCGAAGTTAATACTTATTTTTGAATCTTTTTTCTCCGGCATATATAAATGCTTTTGATTTGCCATAATTGCTAATCCTGAACTAATAGATGCATCAAACTTTGTTCGGTCATTAATATCAAATTTAGCCCAATCCTCTAAGGTTCTCGTGAATGGCATTGTACCCATAACATCACTATCTCTATAGTCTGCTGTGAAATCTATTCCTACATATTTCTCTATGTATGATTCAATTGCAGATGCGTGAGACTGCTTTACATCTTCAGAAGAGTTAGGTATCCCTCCAAGTTCTCTTTCTGTTTTTGATAATTTGTTATATTGTTTATCAGGTCTATTTAGACAATACTGTCTATACCCTCTATTTTTAAAATGATAAAGCAATCGAGGTTTATTATTCTCAATTAGAATTGGCATACCATAAAACACACAAGCCATTAATACTTCCTCAAAGAATATCTCTGCGGTTTGTGGTCTTGCAATATACTCTAAAAAAAATTCATTTGAAGGAGCATCATCCATATTGAATTTAGTAAGTCCGTGTAAAGCACCATTAGAACCTCTTCCACCAACTACTGCTGATATATCATAACTATCGCAACCAAATGAACCAATGTGCTCATTTCCCGGACACTTCATACCATTTCTTGAGTGTACGTTATTTTGTAAATGTTTTGCAGGTGTCCAACTCACTTTAAACCTACCTCTTGAATCAGGAGTAAATATAACAGTAGTATCTTTCATACCATCTTTCCAATGAAAAGACCCACGAGTAATATAGTGCTCTTTTATTAAACTGTCGTTGTAATCAATCTGTTGATATATTTTTGTAAGATTAAATAGGGATTGTTTACTTTCATCTCTAAATGCGTGAGACTCTGTTCTTGGAAACTGTCTATAAAATTCATTTAGTGCATCAGCATCATTCTTAAGAGAGTCAACTTCATTTTGCCAATAGTCAATAGCCCCATCTTTAATCATCATATTATCTACTCCTAAAATAGGCTCTTCAGGTTTTGTAAATACAGGCATACCGTATTTATCTATAAACCCCTCCATATTCCATTCCATAGGAATAAATAAAGCATACAGTCCGCTTTTAGTTTGACCATTAGCATTACGCCTTGTAGTCATTGAATCCTCAAACATATCCTTATAGTTCTGACCACCTTTAGATAATGCATTTGATGTTGAACCCATCATACACTTACCAATGATTTTAGAACCTAAACGTAAACAAGTTTTAGTTACTCGCCAATTCTCTTTAATATTTTGAGGCTTGGTCCATTTTGCGCTCTCATCGTGAGCCAAGAACAATAATTTTTCCCCATCATACGAGTTGTCATCTGTATTCTTCCAATCTATTGATGTGTCTAATCCCTCAATAATATCAGACTCTGTATCAAACATATTCTTTTTAGTAATCTTAGATGCAGGTACACGGAAAGACAACTCTGTCTTTGGTTTATCCATACCATCCATAATTGGTTTAAAGAAGAAAGGAAGTCTGCTATTAATAGGAACTACTTTATCAGTAAACATCTTCTTAGCATCGGCTCCTGTTTTTGATAAGATACCAACCCTTGCATCTTTTGCAAGAGTTCCTACATTAATACATTCTGAAGAGGACATAAATGAGAATCCTGAACGTCTAATCTTTAGGTATATCATTCCAAAACTTCTTGCATCTGCTTTACACGCTTCCCAAAAAATCCAAAAGATTCTATTGGCTTCACGAAAGTCAGGATACCCAACATCAATACTTGACCATTGCAAATACATATAGTGAGAACCTGTAATATAAGTAGGAACTCCATTATTCATAAACCAAAAACCTGACTCTCTATAGTCAAACTCTTGCTCTATGTAATCAACCCACATATTCTTAAATTCAGCGGGCATTTCATTCCATTGAAAGATTGATTGTATTCTTGAAAGTTGTTTTGGTAAAGGTTCTCTTTCCCAATATTGTTTTGATTTTACAGAATCTCTCTTATAACAATCTTTAGGTGTTTTAGGTAGAGCAATGTAAATACCTGATATGTTAAGTATCTCCCCAATCTCTCCTGTCTTTGATATTACTATTACATCATATTGGTCGTTATAGCCATACAACCAAGACTTATTACTGTTTTTAGCAGTAATAGAACCTTTGGGTATGTAGTTTTCAGCTACAGAGTATATACTATTTTGACCTTCTTTCTGCAAATCCTTGTTTTGTATCATTTTTACTTCCTCCTTTTTCAGCCATATCTAAACTTTCTTTTTCAGATTCTATTCTATTAAGAATCTCGAAAGCGTCAAAGATAGCTAATTTCTTTGTAGCTGCAGCATTTTTTAGTTTATCAGCAGCCAAGTCATCTCCTTCCATATCAGGATTTAAGATTGATTCTTCAGCTACTTTTATAAGTTCTAATACTGCCTTATGTCCCGCAGCAATTATCTTTAATTTTGTTTCTCTATTTGTCATAACTTTATAGTTATTTGATGTTCGTACATACGATACAACTTCTCTCCATCAACAGTAAACTCGTATTCACTATCGGGAGTAAAACAAACAAAGTCATCTTTTTTAATTCCTTGACTGAGCAAGTATTCATTTGGATACACCATCTGCCCCATTAAAGGCTCTTCTTTTATAAATTTTTCTATATAATAATCTGTAGCAGAAATTGGTCTTACAAAGCAATACTTATCATAAGCATTCCAAGTGTCTCCTTTTTTATACATAAAGAATTGGTCTGTCTCTATAAAGAATAAGTCATCTTTGAAGAAACTCTTACCGCTTTTTTGACGACCTCTCATATCATTGTAATACTTAAATGCATTGTGATGCACAAGAAGTGTGTCTCCTATTGAGATAGGACCGGTGTACCCTACGGGAAGTTCGATAACTTCTGCATATCTATTAGAAAACTTATGGTCTTCCTCTGAGGTACTGACTATAAAATCAGTCCCGCCTATGTCTCTTGTATTATCGTAACGTTTCCCATTCATAGGCTTTGCTATAAAGTAGAATGGAGATTTCATTAAAAGTCTATATTAAATTCGATTGAAATTGGAATTGCAAAGGTAAACTCTTTCCACAAGACTACCTCTTCTTTTTTATTAATAATGTATATTAATACGTTTCCTGTTTCAGGTTGTCTTTTAATATGATGAATCTCATTTGAGTCTCCAAGTATTTTTTGACCAACTAAGTAATGCATAGCACCACTCTTGTAGTCAGGTCCGATTGATATTTTTCTTATATCCATTTGATTTCATTTAATTATTCTTCTTCAACAACTATATCAAATTCTATTTCGATATAATCGCCTAATTGTTTTGCTTCTTCTATTGATAATGTTTCATACCAACTTCCATCAGGACTTACTATTCTATATTTTATCATAATTATTAATTTAATGCCCCCCTAACCATAGAAGGAAATGTTATACTTATTAAATCAAAATAACCTAATATAGTTGCTACAGTTCCACTATTAGTTGCAATAACTGATTGATTCATTATAATTGTTGTTGTAGGCAAGTTTGTACTTAATGTAGCCGAGAATAATAGTGCTCCATTCATATCATAAACAGAATAAGTTATTAGTGTAACCGAAGTCACTTTTACTCTCAAATGATACCAAGTATCTGCACTAATTGTATAAGCAGTGGTCGAGCTTCTTGTAGCGGCATTTGCTGTTTTTCCTACTAATTGGTTGCCTATAATTTCAAAATAAAATCCACTTGCATATTCAAGAGATGTAATAGTTCCTGAACCAACCCCAAAACGAATTGTAGTTGTTGGACTTATTGTAACAGGAGTTTTAAAAACTAAATCACTTTGTAAGCCTGCTACTAATGTACAACTAAAATGTACTGCTGAAGAAGGATTTAATGCACTGTAATATCCGCTATTTGCTGTTGTGATTGAATTAAAAGTTACTACACCAAAATGATTAGCATCCAAAATCCCTGTTGGAGTTGTTATTGTGCCACCTGAAATCGTCGCTTGAGCGTAGCTACCATTAGTTATTGAAGCTAAAAATTCATTATAAACAGTATATCCTGTTCTTCTTATATTTAATTCCGTATTTGCATTAGCCTTATTATTAAATGTACTCCAATCAGTTGTGCTTAATGCTCCTCTATTAGTGGCTGATGCTGTAGGTAGATTAAATGTATGTGTTGTTCCTGAAGATGCTATATTAAAATCAGTTCCACTTCCATTAGTTGCTAATGTTTGAGCAGCACCTGTTAAACTATTAATAGCCGTTATTCCTGTACCCGCCATAATACCTGACTGCTGAGTAACCGTTAATATTACAGAGGCAGTTGATGGGGCAGGAGGTGCCGGTGCATCAAATGAAATAAACACCGCTATGTCTTGCGTGCTCCATACAAATTCGTAATAATCTCCTGCGACAGCATCAAGAAGAAAATTCCACGAAGGAAGGTTATGACCATCAAATGAACCGTGTTTTTTAGGAACTAAGACAATCCCTGCTGAACCTGGCACATCTACACCGTTTTTTCTAAGCCAAATGGTAACATCGTGCTCGTTTGCTGTTGGATTTCTAAATTGTGCCGACCATTGAATATTATATATCCCTGTATTTGCTATTGTAACTCTTGAGTTACTAACAATAGTAACACCATTAGTTAAATCAGTTACGCCTAACCTCATTGGATAACCTGTGTTTATAACAGTAGCAAATTGGTCTGTTACATCAGAGAATGCTCCGTAATACCCTAAGGGCGTTGGAGCTGTGTTAGTACCCCATTTTAATCCTGTAGCTGTAGAACTATCTGCTAAAAGAACTTGAGTGTCTAACCCTACAGGCAGCCTTGCGTTAGTTGAATTATATGTAAATAAATCTCCTTTAGTTGTAAGAGGAGAAGTAAATGTAGGTATAGTCCAACTTCTATCAGCACTTAAATCATAACCAACTCCATTAATTGTCAACGTCCTTGCATTTGTTACAGGCGTATATCCTAACGCGGTGGTCACATCCGAAGATGTTATACTTGTTAGATACGTATTTGTATCCAATGCAAATGTACCAACAGCAGTCATTTTTACAAATGGTGTTCCTGCAGTCCAAGTTGGATAGTTTAATGTTCCCCAAGTACCTACTGTTGGTATAGTTGGATAAGCAATTTGCTTTACATTACCTGATGTGTCTCTTAGTAAAATATAATCAGATG